GTCTAGCATGTAATTTTCTGTATATAGTGGGTCTTCCATCACATATCCTTTGTTTGAGTTTATGCAATTATAGCATTTAAAAGAAGGCTCTTAGAGCCCTCAATAAAAACTATTGAACGATAATCCACTCACTATAGTCCACACCAAACGCATGACCCATAACGATGGATGAATATCTAGTCCATTTAGTAATTTGTAAGTTGTTCTCTTCACTCACACCGGTAATAGTTTGAATACAAAGTTCTGAACCATCAGACTCTGCACTAATCATACCTCTGTCGTGAACAGCATCAACAATTACCCCTTGACCATTTTTAGTCAGAGGAACATTTAAAGTTGTTGGGTCAATCCAAGATGCACCATCAACAATAGGAGTTGTTATATTACAATCAGCAATTAAAGCCATTTGTTATCCTTTCTGTTTAGCTAAATATTCTTTAGCAGTATATGTTCTAGAAACATTCTTTGGTTGTTTCTTCTTTGATTTCATTACAATCTTATTCATAATCCAATCCTTTATGCGTACAAGCCGAAGCTTATACGTTTTTGATTGAAACAGCACACTGAGGACGAAGAGCTTTTACCCCATTCGAGAAATATGCGTTGATAAGTTTTGCGTTAAGGTACTCTGGTTGCTCATTGATATCAATTTGAATATCCCATAAACGAACCATACCAGCAGCCTCAGCTGTGAACGCAAGAGCCATAAGACCAGCAGTTGTAGGATTGTTGTTAGTTGTGAATACCGAAGCACCACCAACCATTTTAACTTCTCCTATATCGTAACCACCATTACCATTTGTGTAATCAGAGCTAATCGTGATTAACGCTTGAGGTAGTGAACTATAAAGAGTTGGAGAACAAGCAACATAAATTTCTTCTTCTACATCGTTCTCACGCATTGCAGCGATAGCAGCGTAAATTGCTTGAGCAAATGCTTTACCAGTAGCTTCTGGGTCAGTCATAGGAACAACGATACCAGCGTTAACAACAACAGTACCATCTCCATTATCTACAAGACCAGTTGCAAGAGAAGAAAGTTCAACAGCAGCAGCGATTTTTCTATCGATTGCATTCGCTAAACGTGTACCAAGTTGACGAACGTTCATTGCGATTGTGTCGTAACGTGCTACAGCTTGTTTCCATTTGTCTACTCTACGAGACTCATATTGAGGTCTGTCAAGTGGAACGATGATTTCATCTTGTGTACCATTTGAAACATTAACTCTTGTACCAGCTGGATACTCAGTAAGTGCTCCATCATCTCTATCTTCTTTACCTTCAACGATAAATGAACCAGCGCTTGCGCCTTCTGGAAGATTGTCAATACGGATTAAATCCATGAAACGAGTCTTTCTCTCGAATGATTGAAGAACGTCTAGTTGTATGTCTGTTGTTAAGTCAGCGCCCGTGTCGCTACCAATATTCGGGTTAGTATTACCATCGTATGCTATGATATATCCTTTGTTTTGAGTGAGTTCCAGTTACGCTTTTATACGCATTGTACTAACACTATTAATTTGTTTAATAGGTTGTGGGTTGCCTAGTATGTACAAATCAAAGGACTAATCTTGTGAGAAAAGTGTTTGTAGATGTTATATAGTCAGGCGATAAGCCCAACTAACCAATGTCGAAGTATAACACTGGATTTCTTAATCTATTCTGAGACTAGTATCTCGGAAGACCTTGGATACCACCAGCTTGCTTTCTAGTAGCTGCAAGTTTTCTTTGGTAGATATTCCAGTCATTAGCGTTTCCACGCTTCTTAGCCATCTCAGCTTTATCTTTATCAGCATACAATTCTTTTCTTGAACCATAAGCAGTAACACCTTGATGAACCGGTTGACCAGAGATTCTTGGAATCGTTGTTCCATCAGTCAAAGCTTTCTGATAATCAGCATGAAGACCCTTGATTGCATACTCAGACATATTTGTTCCAAGTGAACTATTAAACGAAGCAATCTGTTCTTTGTTCATATTCTCTCTTGCCCAACCAATCATAGCATCGTAGTTTTCTTTACCACCAACAACGTTGTGGGCAGTGTTAGCAGAGTCACGAATATCAATAGCTCTCAGTTTTATGTCTCTAGCATCGATACCAGCATCAGTACCTTTTTTAATCATCTCATCAGTTAGAACCAAACCATTCTCAATGAAAGCTTTCTCAATCTCTCCACCAGCAGTTTGTTTAGCAACTAAAGCTGTTTGCTCTTCAGTAGTCTGTACTTGTTGGTTTTTCTGATTGTTACCATATTGAGCCTTGAAATCTTCAGCCTCTTTCAACTTAACTAGAACCTCATCAACAGAACCAAATCTGCCAAGAAGTTTACCATCTTTCATTTTACCTTTTGTCTCATCACTCAGTTCAAAAGCAGAATAATCTACCTCTTGATTCTGAGATGGTAACGAACTTGGAGGGTCTGTGACAACTGGTGGTGTCTCTACCACTGGAGGAATCACTTCAGCCATCACGCTTCCTTACCGAAGAAGTCACGCTTGATGTTCAGCTTGATTGGTCTATCTCTCAACTCTGAAGAACTCAGTTTCCAAATCAGTTGCTGTAAATCATGCTCAGTCATTCCATGTTTCTCCATTAACCAGCTTGGAGTTTTGTCTGAATTGATTGCAGAGCGAAGTTCCTCAATAGAACACTTCGTCTTCTGGTTTGGTAAACGACCCATGATGCGTCCTTGTGCAGCAGAGTGAACCTTATACTCATCTGGAGTAAACGTTAAACAAGCACCAGTATCTCCGCCAGCTTCTTCCATGCTACCAATCATTGCCATAAGTCTTGCTTCACTCTCATTCGTATGAGAAGTATTTTTAGCAATAGTCTCTTTCAACTGTTGGTTCTCATCAGCTAAAGCAGTTAGCTCTGTTGGTTCAGCTCCCTTAATCTCTTCAGCACGTTCAACCAATTTCGCATTAATCTCTTTCTCTTCTGCTAATTCTTGTTCTAAATCAGCTATCGTTTTTCTTGCCATAATATCATCCTTGTTTTATTTGAGCATACGCTCTATGATATCCCCGAAGGGATACTAAGAACCTACTATACTGGAGGAACTACTTGGTTTCCCAAATTAGCTCCAGCAGTACCAGCCATATTCTCATCTGCCATTTGTGCAGCTTGTTGTTGTTTCATCTTCTGAAGTTCAGCCTCAACCTCTTTAGGAGATTTCAACAACCCAACAGTGTTGACTGTTTCGTAAGAAGCATATCTATTTAGTAATTCACTATCATGGAAGTAATGTCTAAGACCAAGTGCCTCAGCTCTTTGAACCAACGCATCAAGACTTTGAGCTTCTTGTGAACGACCTAAAGCATCAAGTCCGGTTAGTATTTCTACTTCAATCACTTCAAACTTAATTCCCAATTCTACCATAACTTGCTTCACAATCCATTTCGACCACAGAAGTGAAAGTTTTGAGTAGATACCCGACAAGCTAGAACTCTCAAGTTCTTTTGCCATAAACTGAATCTCTTGAGCAGTAACTCTTTCAGCATCTCTAGTAACCGACTCATTCATTAAGAACGCAGATGCTAACTCTTTTTTCAGATTTTGTTCTCTCTCCATTGGCATTTGGAAATCAAAGTTTTTCTGAACCTGAAGAGCAGTAACATCATCAGCAGCACCATCAATAACATCGCCATTCTTAGAATCAGCAACATCATCTTTTCTAGTGCGACCACCACGTTCATTTACAAACAATAACATCTTAGCAGATACGATTGCACCATCAGTAAGCAGTCTAGCAAGCTTGTCTAATTGGTTCAAATCTTGAAAGTAATCTTCTGCATAAGGTCTATGAAACTGGTCTCCGACTAACCATGTCCAACCAAGGTATCGATATGGCAGAGCATCATAATCTTTGTACGTTGTTTCTTCTCCAACTATCTCTTGGTTAATCTCTTGCTTGACTATCCATGACTCATCTTCTGAGCTAAGAGTTGCCATCGTATAAAGTTTGTACTCATCTTGTTCCTCCGTTACCTCCATGCCCTCTGGTAGTCTTTTCAGACTTTCCACAAAACACATTTGTACTGGCATCCCTTGTTCGTCAAGAGACACAACAAAACTTTGAAGAGGATGTATTGATACACCTTTCATTGGCTTCTTCTCTACGAGTACTGAACCAACAATCAATAGTTGAGTGATGATATCAAACAGAGAAGTTCTAATTTGCTGGAGTTCAATCTCAGCATTCACAGTTGCAATATTTGAAGAGAGCAACTCATAGACTTTCGCTTTATTATCTGGGCTTCCTTCAGTCAACGCAGCTAGTTCTTCTGGCTTTGGAACATATTTGAATGAGCTTGTACTTGGAGGCAAGAGAGCCATTCCCATCTTAGCTTTCAACGTATTAACCAATCTACCACCATAACTCTGAGATGTTGAATCAACCATTGCAGTTGTTCCACTGTCTGAGTCTTCACGAATAACATAAGGCAAAGTCAACTCAGCAATCTTTTTAGCTCTATCCTCATACTGATTTCTATCAGCTTCTATTTCACTATAAAATTCTGAGGGTAGTTGTTCGTCTAAATCTGTAGTTGCCATATCATGCTCCTTTTTTCTTTTGAGGAGTAACCATTAATCTAATATGGTTAATCAATTTTATCTGAACCTTTCGTTCATCTAACTCTTCCTTGGATTCAATACCACTGAGGCTATCTGGATATTGCTTTTCCAGTTCCTCTAATATTTCTTCAGCTCTCATATCATTAACCCACTATTAGCTTTCGTTCCACCGAGACCAGTTGTGCTTGGAGCAGTTGGAGTTAAGAAATCATCATACGTTCCAAACGTATCTTCCTCATCATCAACTCCAAATTCAGCAGTTGCATTACCTGTGTTCTCCGCATCTAAAGCTTGTTGGTCAAACATTCTGTCTTCCTGAGCTTGAGCATCTGCTCTTGCTTGGTTCTGAAGAGCTTCTTGTTCATCAGCAGCTTCACTTTGTTGCACACCACCATACACAGCAGCACCGGCGCTAACCGCAGCAGTACCAAGTGCTATGTTTGCAGCAACAGCACCAGCTCCAGTAAAGTAACTATTAAAATCAAATAACCTAAGCCACTTGTTCATCATTTCTCCCTTTGTAATTATTTCTTGAATACATTATATCGCCCATTATAGCGAACTTGAAACCATATGGTTCTAAACCAGCTTGAATCTTATTGTGAAATTCTTTTACATCTGTAATAAATGTAAGTGGAATTCTTGCAGATAATTTAAATAAATCTTTGAGCATTGGTAGGGGAAAGATAACATCAGCTTCGTGCATTGTAGAAGCAATGTATGTCTCATCGACAGACTTGTACAGTCCAATTAAACCATAACCAATGCCATCTTTTTTATATATAGTAAGAGAGTCAGCTTTGAACCAACTCTCAGTAAAGTGTTCTCCAACAATCTCAGAGACCTCGCTCCAAATTGGATGAGCGTTACTTGTCATCATCATGAATCCTTACAGCAGACGTATCATATTCTCTATCAGCAATAGAGTTATCGTGCCATGTCAACACTCTCACAGAGCAACCAAACTGAGTTGCAACCATAAGCGCTAATACCAAATGAATCAATACCTTTTTCATAACTAAGCCTTCTTCAATCTCATACTATCAATAACAGACTTAACTGTACCAGTGCCATCAATTATAATACCAATAGATACAGCTCCACCAGTTCCAGTGAAAGTATATGTTCCATTCATAATATTAACACCACTGTTTGCATCATTAACAAAAAAGTTAATCGTAGCATTTCCATCTATATAGTCACAGCTAATCTCATAGTCAACACCATCTTCTAGTGTGAAATTTTGATACAACACTTGGTTAGTTCCAGTAGCAGGGTTCTCAGCAGTTGAATCATCAACAGTTGCAGTCCAAACATTATACTCAAGCCAACCATTCAGACCATCTTCAAATCCACCATTGACAAACATTCCACCATCGAAGTGTGGCTCTGCATCTGAGTGATATACACCATAACCCGATAGTCCATAAAACGCTCCACTCAACTCCTTTTTAGGAGTAGTAGGAGGCATAATTATCTCAGCCATAATAGACTCCTAGTTATGGTAAGTGATGCCGAAACCGATAGTTGCACCCTCAACGTTTGTCAAGTATGTAGCCAACGCAACAAGTGAAGCATTTGTAGCTAACTCAAATCTATCATTTGCATCAGACCATTCAAGTCTAATATCATAAAGAGCACCATCAGTTCCAGCTTGGTCAAGTATAATCAGACCCTCAAACTTCACAGTAATTGCTTTAGCAACTTTCTCTCCACCATCATCTCCAAACACAACAAGAATTGAACCATCAACTGTACTAACAACTAAGTCAATAACTTTTGCGAAATGGTCTTGCAATGGCTTGAGTGAACCATATGTTAAAGCAGAGTATCCAGCTTCATCAGTACCAGCACCAACAGTCAACGCATAGTCATAACTAGAATCATTTGAAACGTTAGTTCTATTTCTTCTAGTAACTGGAATGTCATAAAAGATTGGAGCATTTGTCACACCAGTAGCAAGAACAACATCAACACCATAAATCTCTTCACTTAGAACATAATGTAAATCAGTATATCCTCCACTTGGATGATGGTTCTCTGCATCAGCAGTAGCTGTAACAGTTTTGAAACCATTGTTCACATCCAGTGTAACTACTGGAACTGGACTCAAGATATAACCATTCACTCTAACTGTTATTCCTAATCCATCTTCATCGAGGTGTATCCCTCTAACTTGTACTTTTGTCATCATAATCTCCTTTGATTAATTGTGATAGTATAGCATAAGAGTTTTTGAACCAATAGTAAACAAAGTTGGTACGATAGTTGCTACGTGCGTGTACATTATATAAAGGATTGAAAATGAATAGAGAATTAGGAACAAAACAAAGATTTGCATTTATGCCAAAGAGAGTATGGAATATGATGACGAGACATTTCCATTATCAATATATCTGGTTGGTTTGGTTCTGGGATGATGGAACGGATGAGAGTGATGCTAAATATTACAGACTATCAGATGATATTGACGAGAAACCAATGTCTCATCATAGGTATATAAGAACCAATACAAATAGATGGTAGGATTATTATAATGTTTGAATACAATTTACCAAAGAGAACTGAGCTTCAAGAGATGTACATAACACCTTACCGGTTCTCAAAAGAGCTAAGAGATTTCGTCCAATATATGTTCCAACATCCTCAAAAGAATAAACATCGTGACATCTTTATCAGCAACCATTCAGTCCATGACCTCAACACAATGTTGAAGACTGCCTACCTTAAGATACGTTATTTCAAAGACAACCAACAACGCTTTGGTCATAGCCTTGAAAACATTACAGCAGACATCCTAGTTGGTATGTGGAAGTCTTTCCTATACACCAATAAACAATTTCGGGGAATGAAGACAGAACGATATATGAAAACAGACATGAAGATGATGAGCCTAATAAATGGTAGATTCCTTGATATCTTTTTGAAAGACATGGAGAATTCTAATTATGAATTTGCAGAAGATGTTGACAGAGAACGTAAACCAATGGGTTATAGTAATAGTCAGTTGGATTTCTATGACACTCTAGCTTGAGTCTCAGAAGCTTTATGTCTCACAACCTTAGTCAGCATTTCTACTGGGCTGGTTCAGGCTTCTGAGTAGACAAGAATGAATTCTACTGAGTGAGATATTCTCAGCAGAACAAGAAGTATAACTAAAAAGTCTGAACTCTTCGGGAATCAAAACAAGTTACCATTATTGTATCAACTAGATAAGTAAGGTTAAGGTTTGATTAATGTTCTAAATTTTGCATGGGAAATATATGAGTGGATATAGTAAAGAGCAGTTAGATTATTATGACACTCTAGCTTGAGTGGAGGAAGATGAGAGACTCGAACTCTCAAGAGTTTTACCTCTACTAGTTAGCAACCAGTTCACTTAGCCATTTGTATAATCTTCCTCAATACTTGTTGTAACAGCTATCCTTAGACTGAACCATGGAAGAACATAGGAACTGTTACATAAGACAAGAATGAATCTCCACTGAGTGAGATAGTCTCAGGGAGAATGACATTATATCATACGTTTATGTAGTAAGGTAAGAGTTCGCACCGACTTCGCTGCGAGTTCGCAAATTAATCGTAAAGCTCATCATCTGTTTCAGATAATCTCTCCATGAACTCTAACCATACATCCATATACTTTCTCTTAACATTGTATCTATAAGCTTTCTTGGTTCCCCAGAATGTCTTAATGAACCAACTATCATACTGATGAGAATAACAGATATCTATTTCACTCAGTTCTTTCTTTCCATCAGACTTTGGAGTAGATATAAAATTCTCTTTCATTTTCAATCCTTTATATAATGTACACGCACGTAGCAACTATCGTACCAACTTTGTTTACTATTGGTTCAAAAACTCTTATGCTATACTATCA